CAGACGGAACGGTTGCGCGCTGATGCTGCTGAGCAGAGTCTTGTTCTGGCGAATACCACAATCACCGACATGCAAACACGTCAGCGAGATGTTGCCGCACTCGATGCCAAGTACACAGGAGAACTCGCAGATGCGAAAAAGCAGCTGGATGATCTGCAGCGTTGCGTTAGCACTGGCAAATGTGGGTTGCGCATCAACGCCAAGTGCCCCGCGAACGGAGCGCCCAGCACCACCAGCATGGATGATGGCAGCAGCCCCCGACTTACTGACTCCGCTGAACGGGATTATTTCACCCTCAGAGAGCGGATCGAAACCGCCACAAAGCAACTAGCCGGACTGCAGCAGTACGTCAGAGAGCAATGTCTAAGGTAATTCAGTCTACATTTAAAGTCTGACAACTTTGAACGGGGTGGAATTTTGCTAAACGATAAAGAAAAGCTTCTTCAACAGACGTTACTGGTAGTCCTATCCCTTAATGAGGATGCAGGCCTGAGCCTGGATGGAGTCGTGAATGATGTACGGCGGGTAATGAATAAGGGCGGGAAGTACAACCATTACTGCCCTGATGGCGCTGAAGAAATATGTGGCATCGTTAAAAAAGCAGTAGAAGAGGTTAAAGCTAAACGCAAAGGCACTGATGTTCAATAACTATATAATGGCGCATTTGCGAGTGCGCCTGACGATGAATCCTCCGACAAGATAACCATTAGCCATTTCAAAGCTCACCGGCTATGAGCTTTGAAATGGTATCTCTGAGGTTTCGTTATAAGTAGTGGATTACACTTTGATTCCAGCTTTAGTGCGCTCATATATTTTATAGAACGATACAAACATAACTAAATCTTTTTTAGATGTGTCGATTTTTTTTTAACATATAGACTCAATCCATACTGTATAGATTATCAATCTTGCAGGTGTATTGGGTGCCGTTTAGTTATGACTCTATCCAGTGGCCCCGGAGCATGGCGGAGTGAATGGCATGCAATACTTACAGAGGCCACACAATAGAGTGGCCTATCCTAAACATTTGCGGTTATCTGAAGTCAAAGCGATATCTGCCTTAAACAGACGCAAGACGGGATTAAGGCAAATTCATGAAAAAAGTACTGGTTTTCTTCAATTCGCAGCAGGTCGAGGTCGCAAATGTACTTAAGCCTGTAACATCAATTGTTCGAAGCTACCCAAACGGTGATGAAGTCTCCCTAAAAATAATGCTTACCGGAATTCATTCACTGACAGGGGATCATGTCGAGATTTGTGTTGCTTCTGACCGAGAACTTACTCAGGAAGAAGTTTCAAACGCAGTGAAAAAGTATCTGTGAATGGAGTGCCATCAACGCCCGGGCATAGCTACTGGCATTTCGATGATTGAGCGCTTTTTCATGTCCATGCTGGAAACAAACTTTGGTGAATCCCCCTAAGCGGAGGGGCTAATTAACCGATGGCTCTTCTACACTGGCGCTCATCGTGAACGACTGAAGCAGCGAGTCACGGGTGGTTATCCCAACGACTCTCCGGGAGGCACCCGGCACCATATGCCCAAAGCCCTTGCAGTGATGCAGGGGCTTTTTTTTCACAGACCAACCTATCAGGGTTTCCATCCAGCGAGGAAAGCAAGGGTTTGGTAGGTGTATGCAGCGACAAGAACATTATTAGTCTATAATTTATAAACACTTATAGTTGAGGATGGTATTTCAACAACTATCACCTTGCTGGAGAATAGGAATATGAATAAACCAGAAGAGGCCCAAATGAAAGTTGATGTTCTGACACAAAAGGCCGAGGAAGAAATTTCCGCTTTGATCACAAAAAAAATTTCAGAGTTAAGAAAAAAAACAGGAAAAGAAGTCTCTGACATTCAGTTTGTTGCTCGCGAAGCGATGACAGGTCTGGAAGGTTATGACGTGAAAATTAAACTTCTATAATCATATCTTCAAAGAAGGGGTTGCTAAGGCGGCCCTTTTATTGCCATCACAAAGGCCACCTCAGGGTGGCTTTTTTAATGGCTATAACAAAAGGAATATGACCATGGCAAAACCGGACTGGGGCGTGCTTCAGCAACGGTTCCTGTCCGACCATATCGCAACAGGCGTCTCACCGAAGGAGTGGTGTGAAGCGCAGGGACTAAACTACGCTACCGCACGCCGATACATCAAAAAGCCTACTGCGCAAAATCCGCAAAATACTGCGCAGAGGAAAGTGCGCACTGCGCAAAAGGAAAAATGCGCTGATGAGTTAGTGGATGATGATGGCCTGACTGCCCAGCAAAGACTTTTCGTCGCAGAATACCTTAAGGATCGCAATGCCACACAGGCAGCTATCCGGGCGGGGTACAGTACAAAGACCGCAGACCAGATAGGCCATCAGCTACTTAAGAAAACTTCAGTTGCGCAGGCGATCGAGCGCCAGCAAAAAGCGTCCATTGAGCGCACGCTTGGCAGTGCCGATGAAGTTCTCTCCCAGATGTGGCAGCTCGCCACCTTCGATGCAAACCTGCTTTCACAGTATCGTCGCGGCGCCTGCCGTTATTGCTGGGGCTTCGGTCATCACTACCAGTGGCGCGATACAGTCGAGTTCGACGAGGCGCTGGCAAAGGTTGAAGGCAAGGAGGGCATTAAACCTCCTGAGGACCCGGGCGGTTATGGCTACGACCACAACCGGGAGCCTAACCCTGATTGCCCACGCTGCAATGGCGATGGAATAGGGCAGCCATACTTCGCGGATACCCGCAAACTTCCTCCTGATGCTGCCCTGGCTTATTCCGGCGTCAAGCTGGGTAAGAATGGCGTTGAGATTACAGCCATTAGCCGCGAGCGCATGTATGAAGCCGTGATGAAGCGGCTCGGCCTGGCGGATAGCGAGTTTGCGCAGCGTCTGCAACAGATTGAAATCGAGCGTCGGCAGCTGGAGGTGGAAAAACTTCGCAAAGAGCTGGCAGCCGATCCTGATGATGATATTCCGGCACCAGTTGCAATCAACATTAACGTGGTAGACGCGAGGGTTCGTGATGATAGCGCCGACGCTTAACGTTCCCCAGGCGCGTTTCCTCGCAATGCCGCATAAGTTTAAAGCCTACGTTGCCGGGTTCGGTTCCGGTAAGACGTGGGTTGGCTGCGGCGGCATCTGCAAGGGGATGTGGGAGTTCCCCAAAATCAACCAGGGCTACTTCGCGCCAACCTATCCGCAGATACGTGACATCTTCTACCCGACAGTGGAAGAGGTGGCTTTCGACTGGGGCATGAACGTCAAAATCAACGAGGGGAACAAAGAGGTTCACTTCTACGCCGGGCGTCAGTACCGCGGCACGACTATCTGCCGTTCGATGGAGAAGCCAGGCTCTATTGTCGGCTTCAAAATCGGCAACGCGATGGTTGATGAACTGGACGTTATGGCTGCCGCAAAAGCGCAGCAGGCATGGCGAAAAATCATCGCGCGTATGCGCTACAAGGTTGACGGCCTGCGTAACGGCATCGATGTGACCACCACGCCAGAGGGCTTTAAGTTCGTCTACCAGCAGTTTGTTAAAGCTGTGCGCGATAAGCCTGAACTGGCGACGCTGTATGGCCTGATACAGGCCTCAACGTTCGATAATGAAGCGAACCTTCCTCACGATTACATCCCATCGCTGATGGACTCATATCCGCCAGAGCTGATTAAGGCGTATTTGCGTGGGAAATTCACCAACCTGACCAGCGGCACCATCTATCACCAGTTCGATCGCCGACTGAATAACTGCACCGATGAGGAGCAGGCAGGTGAGCCGCTGTATATCGGCATGGATTTTAACGTTGGCAAGATGGCAGCCATCGTCCATGTGCTGCGCGACGGAGAACCGAGAGCTGTACGGGAGCTGGTGAAGGTTTATGACACGCCAGCGATGATTAAGCGCATCCAGGAGGAATTCTGGCGCTATGAGGGCGGACGTTACGTCGCCTCTCGTCAGATTTACATCTATCCCGATGCTTCCGGCGATTCGCGCAAATCGAACAACGCCAGCGCCACGGATATCGCGCAGCTCAAACAGGCCGGGTTCAGCGTGGTGGTGAACGCCGCCAACCCGCCGGTGAAAGATCGCATTAACTCCATGAACGCCATGTTCTGCAACGGCAACGGCGATCGCCGCTATAAAGTCAACGTGACCCGCTGCCCGGTATACACCGACAGCCTGGAGCAGCAGGTATGGGCGGCGAACGGCGAGCCGGATAAATCAGCCGACAACGATCACCCCAACGATGCTGGTGGGTATTACATCGTGAAGCAATTCCCGATCATCAAACCAACCGGCAAAGTCACCAACCTGCGGATTTAACTCCATGACTGATATTTCAACACCCAATCTGGACTATGGGAACATGGTGCAGGCGTGGGACATTAACGATGCCCTGATGGGCGGAACGCTTTACATGCGCCAGCTGGGTGAGGCATATCTGCCACGCTGGCCGAAGGAAGACAAAGAGGATTACAAAAAGCGCCTGGCAGTGGCCACGCTTCTCCCTGCCTACGAAGAGACGATCAACCAGAACGTCGGGCGTGTATTCGCTGAGCCAATCCAGTTGGGCGAAAACGTGCCGGATCAGTTGCGTGAGTTCGCAAAAGACGTGGATCTTGAAGGCACCCGTCTGGATGTATGGGCGCAGTCGTTCTTTAGCCTGGCGATGCAGTATGGCCTTTCCCATGCGCTGGTGGACTATCCTCGCGTTGACTCCGATCAAGTGAGGACCAAAGCCGATGAGAAGGCCACCGGCGCGCGCCCGTACGTCACCATGCTGAATCCCCGCCAGGTGATCGGCTGGAAGTCGAAGATGACTGGCGGCAAGGTCGTGCTCACGTCGCTGCGCATCAAAGAGGTGGTGGTCGAGGACGGTGACGACTTCGGGCAGACGAAAGTCGAACAGATCCGCCTCCTGACGCCGGGCAAGGTCGAAATCTATCGAAAGACCGCTGGTGGTCAGGGTGAAGCAACCTGGCAAAAGCACGAAGAGTGGGCAACCTCCCGTCGAGATATCACCCTGGTCACGCTCTACACCAAGCGCACCGGCTTCATGTGCGGTTCACCGCCGCTGCTGAATATGGCGCTGCTGAACGTTAAACACTGGCAGAGCCAGAGCGAGCAGGACAACATCCTCCACGTCGCCCGGGTGCCGATCCTCACCGTGTTCGGGCTGGAGGAGGGGGAAGAGTTGACCATCGGCTCTTCATCGGCAACCTCGTTCAACGATCGGCAGACGCAGGGCCTCGAGTACGTCGAGCATACTGGCTCATCCATTGGCGCTGGCAAAGAATCGCTGGCTGAGCTGGTGGAGCAGATGCGCCAGGCGGGCGCGAAGATGCTACGTACCGATAACACCTCGACGAAGTCCTTAGACCAGACCTCAGAAGAGAAGATGCAGGAGCAGTCCCCGCTCTACACCATGGCGACCAGTCTGGAAGATGCGATCGACAACATCCTGCAAATCATGGCCGAGTACATCGGTGAGAAAGAGGGTGGCAACGTCGATGTCCGCACTGAACTGGATGTCGAGTCGAAAGAGTTTAACCCTCCGGCAGCGCTGGCTATTCAGTCCCTGCGCCAGGGCGGTGATATTCGCCGTGTGGACGCCATTAAGTCATTGCAGAAGCTGAATATCATTGATGCTGATGCGGACCCGGATAAGGTGCTGAGCGAACTGCTGGCTGAATCGGCCTCGCTGACTGAGCCACCAGTGGAAGAGGTGTGACATGGCCCGTTCCGTCAACGACCGCCTGCAGGATGAGACGATAGCGCATGGCCTGTATGTGACGCGCTACGGCACTGGCGTTGCCCGGCGCATGGTGGCGCTGCTGAATAAACTGGATGCCGAACTGGCCGCGAAACTGCTGGTGCTTCTGGACGGCAAACAGGCGGATACCTACAGCGCCCGTCGCCTGGCATCGCTGCTGGCTGGTGTGCGTGAACTGAATCAGCAGGCCTACGAACCGGTTAGCGCGGCGCTGGCACGTGAACTGACGCGCTACGTTGAATATGAGGCCGGGTATCAAATGGACCTGTTCAGCAGCATTATTCCTAAGCAGATCCTGAAGCACGTCCCGCTGCAAAGCATTGCACCCGAGCAGGTCTACGCCGCTGCTGCAGCGCAGCCGTTCCAGGGGCGATTGCTGAAGGAGTGGGGCCAGAAGCTTGAAGCCGACCGGCTGGACAAAATCACCAATGCTGTGCGCTCCGGCTTCCTCCAGGGCGAAACGGTAGAGCAGATTGTCCGGCGCGTTGCCGGCACGCCAAAACTAAACCGTGAAGATGGGGTGATCAATGCATCCCGGCGTGACCTAGCGGTGGTGACCCGCACCGCGGTGAACCATATGGCCACCACGGCGCGGCAGGAGTTCGCCCAGGCCAACAGCGATATCGTCAAGGCCAAGCAGTGGTCATCCACGCTGGATACGCATACCAGCCAGTGGTGCATCATCCGCGACCGCAAGCTCTACACCCTCGACGGCAAGCCGCTGGGGCATGTGGTGCCGTATCTGCGTGGCCCCGGCAAAATTCACTTCTGCTGCCGCTCCGGTGAAATCCTGATCACGAAGTCGTGGGAGGAATTGCAGATACCTTCTGGCGAGCTGAGCAGCGCCACGCGCGCGTCTATGGATGGGCAGGTGCCAGCGCATACCAGCTATGCCGACTGGCTCACCCGGCAGCCATACGCGCGACAGGAGCAGGTGCTGGGTGTTACCCGGGCGCAGATGCTGCGTGACGGCAAAATCACGGTACCCGAGATGTTCAACGATGCCGGGGAGTTCCTGACCCTGGACGAACTGCGCCGCGTGGATGCTTCGGCGTTTGAATAACACAACCCTAATCAACATCAAGGCTGCCTCCGGGCAGCTTTTTTTATGCCTGCCGCTGAGCGGATGCGACGCGGTGACCGGGTCGGATGACCCACAACCAATGGCCGGAAGGCTGGAGCAAAACAATGAAACTCAAACTCGATGCTAACGGAAATGTGGTTGTTGAAAACGGTATGCCTGTGTACGTCCATGATGACGGCAAAGAGTTCCCGTTCGATGCAGCCGCAGCGATGACCAAAATCACCTCCCTGAATGGTGAAGCTAAAACTCACCGCGAAGCTAAGGAGGCGGCGGAAGCCAGTCTCGCGAAATTCGCTGGCATCTCCGACCCGACCAAGGCGCTTGAGGCCCTGGAAATGATGACCAAAATCGACCAGAAGAAGCTGATCGACGCTGGCGCCGTTGACCAGGTGAAAGCCGAGATCACCAAGGTTTACCAGCAGCAGCTGGACGAAGCGAATGGCAAGACCAAACAGCTCGAAACCCAGCTCTACGACGAGATGATCGGCGGCCGCTTTGGCGGTTCGAAATTTATCTCCGAGAAGATGGCGATCCCGGCTGAGTTCGTGCGTTCCCACTTCGGCCAGAACTTCAAAATCGAAGACGGCAAGGTCGTGGCCTACGACGGGCAGGGCAACAAGGTGTTCTCCCGCACCAAGCCCGGCGAACTGGCTGGCTTCGATGAAGCGCTGGAATCCCTGGTCGAGTTGCATCCGCAGAAAGACTACATCCTCAAAGCGTCCGGCAACAGCGGCGGTGGCTCTCACCAGTCGCAGCATCAGGCCGGGCAGAAAACAATGAAACGCGATGCGTTCGATGCTCTGGATAACGTCGGTAAGCAAACCGCGCTGAAAGATGGCGTCACCATCGTCGATTAATCGAAAGGAAACCTGAATGTCCAATACCCTTACTGGTCTGATCCCTACCATTTACACCGCGCTGGACGTTGTGTCCCGTGAGCAGGTGGGTTTCATCCCGGCAGTGGCCCGCAACGCCAAAGCCGATGCGGCCGCTAAAGGCCAGACCGTTACCGCTCCGGTGGCACCGAAGGCCACTACCGTAGATATCACCCCGGCAGCTACCGCTCCGAACGATGGCGACCAGAACATCGGCACCGTGAACGTGACCATTACCAAATCCAAAATGGCTCCGGTCAAATGGAACGGTGAAGAGCAACTGGCGGTCGGCCCGTCCGGCACTTACAACATCATCCTGGCTGACCAGTTCAAGCAGGCATTCCGTGCGCTGGCGAATGAAGTGGATGCTGACCTTGCGGCGCAGTATTACAAATCCTCCCGCGCTGTAGGGGCACCGAAAGACACGCCATTTAGCATCAAAGACGATCTGTCAGATATGGCACTGGCGCGTCAGATTCTGGTGGATAACGGCGCACCAACCACTGACCTGCGCATGGTGCTGGGCGGCGAAGCGATGGCATCCATCCGTGGAAAGCAGTCCGTACTGTTTAAAGCGAATGAAGCCGGTACCGACCAGCTGCTGCGCGAAGGCATCATTGGTCGTGTGATGGGCTTTAACCTGCACGAATCCGCCAACATCAAGCGCACCGCGAAAAGCAATGCGGCGGGCTACAAGGTCAACGGCGCGAAGAAAGAGGGTGACATCATCGTTGCTATCTCTGCTGGTACCGGCGGGATTGCTGTTGGTACTGCGGTGAAGTTCGACGGTGACGACAACCAGTACATGGTGGTTGCTGCTACCTCTTCGAGCATCACCATCGGTGCCCCGGGCCTGCGTCAGGATCTGGCGGATCAGGCAGCGGTCACTGTGCTGAGTGAGTTCGCGCCTAATATGGCGTTCGACCGTAACGCCTTCCTGCTGGCGTGCCGTACCCCTGCAATGCCTGATGGTGGCGACAGCGCTGACGACGTGATGAACGTGACCGATCCGGTCTCTGGCATCACTTTCCAGATCGCGCTTTACCGCCAGTACCGCCAGGTGCGCTACGAGGTTGGCCTGGCATGGGGTACCGCGGACATCGCCAACCGTCACGCCTGTATCATCATGGGCTAACCGCTGGGGCTTCGGCCCCTTTGTTATTCAGGAGGCCCAATGGCCGGATTGACCAAAGAGCAGCGCGCACAGCGTGAGGCTGAAAAGCTTGCCGCGCAGAATGGCGCTGAACAAACTCCTGCCCAGCAGGAACCGCAGGATAATGAGCTGGTGGTGATGGTGCGTGATACGCCAGAGTTCCCCGGCGGCCCATTGAGCGCTGAGGTTCACCTTGACGAGGTGGATAACTGGCTGGCGCTGGACTGGCGTCTGGAGGAATAACCATGCTGGTTGCCGATCCCCATTCGCCTGACTTCAACAGCTACGCCAGCGTTATTGACCTGCGCACCTTCGCGGCGGGGCGCGGATATGCCGTTCCTTCGGATGATGGTGAATGTAGCCAGATGCTGATGCAGGCAATGGACTATCTGGAAGGCAAGACATGGCGCGGCGAGCGCTCCAGTGCATCACAGCCGCTATCGTGGCCGCGCGCGGGCGTGCGCTTCGACGGCGTTGACCTGCCAGATGACACCATCCCACAGCGCCTGGTTGATGCGCAGTGCCGCCTGGCTCTCGAATCGCAGGAGATTGATCTCACGCCGTCGGTCGCTGGTGGTGGTGCGGTAACGATGGAGCGCGTAGAGGGCGCAGTTACGGTCCAGTACGAACCGGGCACGAATAAGGCGGCACCGTCATTCCCCTGGCTCTACTCCTCGTTGCGTGGGCTGGTGGTGGGCGGCAAGCAGATCCGCATCGAAA